CGGTAGCCAGTATTCAGAAGCTGGACAAGATGCGTGAAAATGGTGAAGTCGTGTTTTTTAGTATTGGCACTACAGTTGTTGGGCGTTATGTGATTACCAACCTTGATGACGCCTGGAAGAAAATAGCCTTGTTCGGGGCAATATTGAGTATTGATTGTAGTATAAGTATTCAGGAGTACAACTGATGTTTGAGATTATACCCAAAGAGCAGCGACTTCATTTGCGCCCTGGATCGCTAGAGGCAGAAATCTACCAGAACATCATGCATTTATTAACTACCCGGACTGGAGAACGGGCTTATGACAGGGATTTTGGGATTGATTATAGTTTTATTGATTATCCGTTATTGGAAGCTGAAGCCAAAGCCAGAAATGAAGTTCTGGAAAAAATCCTGCGCTATGAACCGCGGGTAGTCGTTAAGCAGATTATGTTAAACAGTATTAACAATCTGACTGGTGGAATTGTACAAAAGATTGTTGTGGAGTTACGCACTGATGCTAATCGATAATTTACCGGAAATCAGCTTTGTTGACAAAGATCCGCTGGCTGTCGAAACCGAGTTATTAAATAACTGGCAGGCTCTGGAAAATACCGCAGCTGCCACTGAAAATCGCCAACCCAGAACTTTGGGCGCTGCTGATCCACTTAGAACAGTATTTAAGACCATTACACTGGCGGCAGTTTCATTATTGCAGGCGATTGATCATACTGGTAAGCAGAATTTGCTGGCTTACGCTATTGAAGATAATCTTGAACATAAAGGGATTGATCTTGCTGTAGGGCGTAATGAAGCTAAAGCAGCTACGGTCACTGTCAGATTTACTTTATCTACTATCAGAGAAAGTGTAGTTAATATTCCGGCTGGTACTATGGTTACTGCTGGAAATGAAATATTTTTTAGCGTACGGGATACTGCCCAGATATTGCCAGGCAATTTAAGTATAGATTGTGTCTGTGAATGTCTGACTGCCGGTGAAGCGGGTAATGGCTATTTACCCGGTGAAATAGTTACACTAGTTAATCCTATTGGCTTTGTTGATCCATTGGCGGTAGCTAATATTGATACTTCTGCTGGTGGAATTGAGGTAGAGAGTGACGATAGTTATAGGGAGCGGATCAGAACTGCACCGGAGAAATTCACCACTGCCGGTAGTTGGGATAGCTATAAATTCTGGGCCAGGTCTGCCACCCAGAATATTATTGATGTTAGTGTTTACCGTCCGGAAGCTGGTTATGTCAACGTAGTATTACTTATGACTGGGGGTACTTTACCATCAGATCCTGAACGGGCTTTGGTCAGCGAAGTATTAAATGCAGAAAAGATCCGTCCGGGCACGGATGAAGTGCAAGTATTAGCCCCGGAAGTAATCAGCTACGAGGTTGAACTTACCTACTATATTCGCAGTAGCGATGCTATTAGCGTAACAACTATCCAGAATAAGATCAATACGGCAATTAGCGATTTTATCCTGTGGCAGAAATCAAAGATTGGCCGGGATATAAACCCGACTCAGTTAATCGCAGCAATCCATAATGCTGGAGCAAAGCGGGTAGAGTTAACCTTGCCGGTAACAACCACTATTGAAAATAATCAGATTGCCATTGCTGATATGGATAACATCGCAATAGTTTATGGCGGATTGGAAGGTGATTAATGGATATCCTAAATATGCAGCTGAAAGAGCTGCTACCGGAATCATTAAAAGCAGATCCGGAAGCCGTAAAAATCTGTGATGCAGCCCAGCCGGTATTTGACAGGATCAAAGCGGCAATTAATAAACTGCTATTAATTCCGAACATCCATACCCAGCCGGAAGAGATTTTGCAACATCTTGCCTGGGAACGTAACCTCGAAGCCGAAGAAGGTTGGGAACTCTCGGATAGCGAAGAGCAAAAGATTGAGCTAATCCTTAACGCTTATGAAATCCAGCGCTATAAGGGGACCAGATTTGCAATCATCAAATCACTGGAGTTACTGGGAATTAATGCCCAATTCCAGAAGTGGACAGAGTACGGTGGGGATCCGTACCATTTCAAAATCATTATTAACCGGGATACGGCTTTTAGCGCCGAACAGCTAAGATTAGTTGAGCGTTATATCTCAAAAACCCAGTCCGAGCGTGATGTTGGTACTATCGAGATTACATTTAATACTGATTCTCCGTTTTACTTTTGTGCTGGAGGAGTTAGTGATTTTACCAATGAAACAAAACCGCCACTTCGGAGTAAACAGTTTATGGTGATTGGAACATTTATTGATAGTGTTTCTATACCACCAGCCCTGATTACTCAAAAACAATATATGGCAGCTGGCTGTCATATTGAAATTAATTTAATACCATCGTTACTTAATTAAGGATTTATTTATGTTACCAAATCCATTACCTGATTCTTATACTTTACTAACCGCTATTGGTGCCGCAAAACTTGCCAATGCCTTTGCTACCTCAACACCTTTAGTTATTACCGAGTTTGCCATTGGCGATGCTAACGGTGGTGCTTATACTCCACCTATTGATAGTAATGATTATGTTACCCAGACAGAACTGATTAATGAAGTTTACCGGGATAATATATTACAAAAAGTTATTGATCCGGCGGATCCTACGCTGGTTAAAATCCGCTGCCAGATTCCAAGTGATGAGGGAGGCTATACAATTCGTGAGGTAGGGCTTTTTGATGATGATGGCGATATGATTGCCATTATGATTAATGAGCAGTATAAACCGGCAGCGGGCAGTGGTTCAACAATTAGTGTGATGAATCTTACATTTTTATTACACGTAGCTAATACTGCTACAGTTACGATTGGCTATACTGAAGCTGAATATACTGATTTTAGTGCATCTACTAATACTCCGCCAATTGCAAGTTTAACACCGGGTAATTCCTTTCTGGTAATAACTGCCGGTCGGCTTACTGGTGTTGCTATATCCGGAGCAATAGCCGGTTCGGATAGTGTAGTACTTGCCGGGGATATTATTAAAAATATCAATGGTCAGTTACAGCTTATTTCCCGTGAGATAAATACCGTAACAAGCATCCCGTGCGGAACTGGTGGGCTATTCACTACTTTGGCGGCAGTGAATACATATATCAATCAGCGTAGGTTAAATGCAGTTGTCAGTCTTAACTTCAATGGCACATCAACAACTACAGAAACTGCAAGTGTTAACATAAGCCATTTAGATGGCAAAAATTTACAAATATTGGGTACCTCCGGCGGCACTACCTTTGATTTTAGCGGCACGTCTGGCAATAATTTAACTATTAGCTGTGATTGTTATATTAGTGCGGTTGGAGCAAAAGCTGATTTTGCTGCATCAAATGCCAAGGCAGCATTGCAAATATATGGCAATGTAATCCATGATAATGGGGTAAGAGGAGAAAACCTCTCAACTGGGGGAGCTATCATATCAATAGGAAACCTAATAGCTAGTCGAACTAATCCAGAAAACATCAATTCGACTGCAAATATAACTGCAATTACAAGCACTACTAGTAATGCAGCATTCCAATGCTACGGAAATGGAAGTGCTAGTTGTTATAATATGACAACGACAGGTGCAGTTACAAATTCGGTTTCAGATATAAATATATTAATATTTAATAATCTGAGTTGCGATAATTTGAATATGGGGCAAGGTAAGCTATATGTAAGGGGTGTAACTACTATATCGGGATCAATCACGAACGGGATATGCGCAGAAGTAAGATTCACTGGAGCGGTATCTTGTGCAGGGTTTTATCCGGGGATTAATTGTCAAATCCATTTTGCTGCAACCCTAAACTGTACATCATATATAAGTGGCATTAATAGCCAAATATATCATTCCGGTAATGTTTCAAATTCAGGTGCGTTTTCTGTAAATCCTGGGGCTAGTATATATTTTTTGGGGACGATGTCATATACCGGTGCTTATACATTGCAGGGCGGTTCAACTGTTTATCATGCCGGGAATTTAATCCCCTCATCAGGTACATTCTTTGCAACCACATCAGCAAGGGCATACTATGAAGGCACTAAGCCAACAGGATATACCGGTAATACAAATAATTGGTTAGGGAATAATTAACATGAACAAATATTTTGCTTTAGAAATTGGTACTGCACGAGTATGTTCTAACACTGATCAGTCTGTCATTGACGCATATGATTGTATTGTCTACGAAGGTGACGATATTGAGATTATTAAAACCCTAATAGAACAGCTTGATATTGAGGGTATAGCATCAACACCTCAGCTCAGTATTAGCTACAATCCAGATCATGCAAGCCTTGATCAGTACAAATCAGCTGCAGCATATCATGTCAATACACATGACTATAACAATAAGCCAGAATTAATTGAGCAAATCAATGAAGCTGAAAGTATGGCTGCTATTGACGAGTTGTTGGGATTGAATACTGAAGAATAGGGGAAGCAATGGAAGAGTTAAAAAAGCTATTTCGGCTGGAGTATCTGGTTGCACTGTTTGGCATCAGTGCTAGTATTGTTTCGTGGTATTTTGGTAACAATCAAATGAATCAACTGCAAAATGACAAGATTAGTCAGGCATTCAGCGAATTACGCAGCCATAATGATAGATTGGTCCAGCTTGAGAAGCAGCAAAATAGCGGCGAGATGCAGACAGCAATTA